CAGTACAACTAATTCTAGATATATCAGTCAGTGGGTTGTAAACAATTGGAATGACAACAAGATTATATTTACTACATATCACTCACTACATAGAATCAAGGAGTCTAGTATTCCTGTAAATACAATATACTTTGATGAGTCACATAACAGTGTTCAGTCACACTTCTATCCTTCTACTAGATTTTTTGCAACTACAAATAATCGTAGGTGTTTTTTCTTTACTGCTACTCCTCATCACAGTAGTAGTGATGAAAGAGGCATGAACAATGAGGAAGTATATGGTAGAGTGATTGAGCAAGTACCTGCACCTGAGTTGGTTGATGCTGGTTACATACTACCACCTAAAGTTGTAATCCATAAGTGTGATATGATCAGAGATAGAAAGATTACTTGTGAAGATGATGCTGATAATATATTGTCCAGTATTGATTCTAATTCTGTAGATAAAATTCTCATCTGTGCTAGAAGAACATCTCAAATTGTACAGTTGTTTGCTAACAGTAAACTAGGCACAGAGTTGTATGGTAGAGGATACAACTGGATGTACATCACTGCCAAGACTGGTGCAGTTATCAATGGCATCAAGGTCAGTAGAGTCAAGTTCTTTGAGACATTGAACCAGTGGGGTAAGGACAATACTAGATTTGTTGTGTTACATCATAGCATACTATCTGAGGGTATAAATGTAAATGGACTGGAGGCAGTATTGTTTCTCAGGTCTATGAATTACACTGCTATCAGTCAAACTATTGGTAGAGTGATTAGAAAGGGAAATGCTAACAAACAGTTTGGCATTGTGTCTATTCCTGTGTATGATAGAGTTGGTATTAGTACATCAAAGAAAGTAAATGCAGTTGTTGACACTATCTTCAGACAGGGTGAACCTGCAATCTCATTGTCTAAGTAATTATGAATGAAACAAAGAGAAATGCTTTGATTGAGTTACAATCATTCTGGAATATAAGAATGAGTGAATTAGTGGAAGATGATCAACTAAGTGATGCTGACTCATTATATTTTGAGTTCAATGTTGATGAAAAAGACAATGACATTTTATTTTTGGAGTATTTAAATGACCTATGAACCACAAGTTGATGACTATGTAATATGGAAAAGACCTAATGGTGACTGGGAAGAGGGATGGGTTTATCATAAGGGAGATGCTGTAGATAATGAGAAAAGAGTTAAACAAGGGTGGAATCCTGTCTCACAATATATTACTATTGAAGTTGTAGTTTATCCCAAAAAAGAATGTAGTTATACTTCTGGTAAACCAATGAGGCATAAAAATGTGCATGTAACACTGCTATGTAATAGAGATAATTGGAATGAGTTAGAATATGTTAAGAATAGAAGAGGAGATTCTATGGCAGATATGTATAAATCGCAAGAAAGACCATTAGATATAGATAGTTATAGTTCAATTCCTGCTAGGTACTAACATGAATCCTGACAAGATTAAGATAGCAACAGAGAGGGAATTTGAGTATGAGAAAATATCAAGAACTATTGATAAGATGGATGACATAGATGATGTGAAGTTGATGCTTAAATATACTATTAAAATGGGAATGAAACAGACTGAGATACTGGGTAATATGTTGTTAGTTAAGTATTAATACATAATTGAGAAATGTATCAAAAATGTGCAAATTTGCTGACAAATTATATAAATAATGATAGAATTGGAGAGCAAGATGTAACCAAACCTTCTTGGTTATGTGTTAACAATAGGGAGAATTTTATGCACAATCTTATTTCATCCAATCAATTAGCAGCATGGAATAATATAAACCAGTCCCAAGAATTAAATGATAGGGAGTTAGTAAATGATTACTTTGATTGTCTAATTGAATGTGATGACCAACATCAAAGCAGAAGAATCTGCAAACAAATTCTAACATAGCATTGAAACCCTAGTTGACACTAGGGTTTTTTTGTGCCATAATATATCTGATGTAAAATTTATTATGATCACTAAAGATAAAGTAAGAAACCAAGTTAAGTCTAGATTCTATTACTTATTTTGGGGAATTGCAACCTTTTCTGTAGTTGCTGGTCAATTATATGTGGGTAGTGGATATAGAATATTTGCACAATCATTGAATAGAATATTTGATACTATTGAAGTGCAAGTTAGTGATGATTTTGAAAGATTTTACTGATGAAGGATACAATCTTATTTGGTGATTGTAGAGATACACTTAAACAATTTGATGAAAAAGCTAGGTGTTGTGTGACATCTCCACCTTACTATGGGTTGAGAGATTATGGTGGGGAAGATAAACAAATAGGATTAGAACAAACACCAGAAGAATATATTCAAGAGATGGTAAATGTGTTTAGGTTAGTAAGAGATAACCTAACAGATGATGGCACATTGTGGTTAAACATTGGTGATAGTTATTATAATTATAGACCTGGTAAAGGAGGATTACCACAGCAAACTGTTAGTAACACCAAGCAAGATTTACCTGACCAATGTAATAGAAGAGCAAACAAATTAGAGGGACTAAAAGAGAAAGATTTAATTGGAATACCTTGGATGTTAGCATTTGCATTAAGAGCAGATGGATGGTACTTAAGGCAAGATATTATATGGAGTAAGGGTAATCCAATGCCAGAAAGTGTAAGGGATAGATGTACTAAATCACATGAATACATATTCTTATTAAGTAAGAGTCAGAATTATTACTTTGATGTTGATACTATTAAGGAACAATCTAGAAGGAAAAGATCAGTTTGGAATGTAAATGTTAAACCTAATAAACAAGCACACTTTGCAACTTACCCACCTGAGTTAATAACTCCTTGCATATTAGCAGGTAGTGAGGAGAATGATATTGTGCTTGATCCATTTATGGGAAGTGGCACAACTGCAATGGTAGCAAGGAGTTTGGGTAGGTATTATATTGGATGTGAGTTGCATGAAGAGTATAACAACCTAATCCAAGAACGTGTGCCAGTCAACATTCTGTCCACTATTTCCCCCACCTGATTCAAATTTTGCTATTATATAAATGTTGAGGGATATGTGGTTCCTATGCCCCAAACCTTCCAACTACTCTGACACCGATTGAAACGTGGCAGTAAGATTCTTAATTAGACTGAGCAAATCAGTTAGCATAGAATCAACCGTCTGACGTAATTCGTTTCAACGATAATAAGAAGCAGAGATATGATTGTTGGAAGAAACCTATCACAGCACACAGATGACTGATGGTTGAAAGTGGTGGGGGTTCAGGTGTAAGCGATTCCCATAGGGTAAATTTGGGCAACTGGGTGAAACCTAGATCATTGCCCCACTCCCTCAACACACTTTATTACACACTTGCAGATTAATTTATGGCAACTAGGAGAAGAACATCAGCAGTTAAATCTACAACTGTTAAGAAATCTCCAAGAACTGTTGTTACTAAGAAAACCACAGTCACTCCCAAAAGTGTAAATAAAGTTACACCAATTGAGGAAGTGAAAGTGACAGAAACACCAGTTAAAAATGTTGAGAAGAAAGTAAAAAGATCTCTGACAGAATTAGATGGATTAGAGTTAATCATGCTCCCTCTAATATATCTTGAAGGATTTGTTAAACTACTTCTAAACGACCAGTTTTAGAACTGGCACAAGCACCCTTGCGTGGGGTGCTTTTTTTGTATATAATAGAACTATGAAAAACACACACATTGAACACCCCGAAGATTGTGTATTGAGTGGTGATCTAAGTGTATTAGACTGGTTCACTGCTGACAACAGCACAATTTCAACAAAAATAGACGGATCTCCAGCAATTGTATGGGGAACTAATCCTGCAACTGGTAATTTCTTTGTTGGTACTAAGTCAGTATTCAACAAAAAACTTATCAAGATCAATGAATCGCATGATGACATTGATCGCAATCATTCAGGTAAAGTTGCAACAATTTTACACAAATGTTTTGTCTATCTACCTAGAATTGATGGCATATTTCAAGGTGATTTCATAGGATTTGGTGGTGATAATGTATATCAACCAAACACAATTGCATATGTATTTGATGAGATAGTACAAGAACAAATTATTATCACACCTCACACATATTATGAGGCAGATGATGATTTAAGAAATGCAGTTGTTAAACCTTACAACTTTGATAATTGGATGGATAAAGGTACAACTGACTGCAAATTCTTTGTAGAGTGGGTTGATCTTAAAGAACGTAAAGATTTGACTGATAGATGTAACTTTGCAAGACAAATTGCAACTATATGTGTATATCCTGAGTCAAATAGACAAATAGCAAGAATCAAAAAACAGTTGAATAGATGTTTCAAAGAGAAAGTTCATCTTGATGATCTAACATTAGAGGCAATTGCATTTGATAATGATTGTGATGTAAATTTACTACGTTTGTGGAAATTAGTACATTCAATCAAGATGGATTTATTTGATTATATCATTGACTTAGATATCAATAATACAGAATGTTACATTCATGGTGAACAGGTGTGGCACGAGGGTTATGTGATGTATAATGAGTTTGGGACATACAAATTGATCGATAGATTGGTTTTTAGTTCTGCAAACTTTAACACTGTGCGAACATGAACGATTTTACACAACATTTAGAGCAAAGTGTTAACTGGAATAAGGTATTTGGTGTTGTTGATTCTTTATACTCAGATAAAGGATTTACCTCAAATGCTGATAACTTTGCTCGTGCCACTATGGTTGAAAAATCATTAGATAAGTTCTCTAATTTGGAACGAGTTGATAAAAATGGGTATGATTTCTTATTCAATGATAAGAAAGT